CTTGGAATGAAAGACTTAAGTGGTCCTGTGGGTATTGCGGATGCCATTGGCGACACTTACGAACAGTCCAAGAGTGAGGGAACGCTGATGATCTGGATGAATTTGTTGAATATGGCAGTTCTTCTTTCTGCAAACCTGGGAGTGATGAACCTTCTTCCTCTTCCTGCACTGGATGGAGGAAGGTTGGTATTTCTGGTGGCAGAAGCGATTCGGAGAAAACCGGTAAACCGTCAGGTAGAAGGCATGATCCATTTTGCGGGGTTGATGCTTTTGATGGCGTTGATGGTTATCGTTATGTATAATGATATTCTGAAGATATTCTGATATCTGGCGGAAGAAGGTAAATATCAAGTGTTACTGAGAACGGAGTGAACAATAACTATCAAGTGCTGTATGATCTGTGAGTAGATGATACAGCACTTTTTTTGTGCAGATATTTATTATATAATAAAGGCATCAGAGTAAAGGGGGATATGTAAATTTGAAAAAGGATATTTTAATACTGGTGGCATTGATAGCAGTTGTTATAGAAGTTCCTTTTCTGGCTACAAAGGCAGAAGAGGCAATCCAGATCAAAAATGAGGAATTTAAGGAAAAACAGAACAGGGAATGTTATGAAAAAGCGGAAGAATGCATGGATGCAGGCAAATATGATGATGCGATAGAGCTGCTGGAAAAACTTCCGGGATATTATGAGGATGTAAAATATATTATCCAATATGCAAAGTTTTGCGATGCTGTTCAGAATGGAGAAGGAATTGAGGAGCTGCATAAGCTTATATGGTATGTTCCAAAGGGAGATGAGTACAGTAGCAAATATATAGAAGAAATGAGGAAGGCCCAGAAAGATACAGAAGAACAATACAAAAAATATATGGCACAGAAGGAAAAAGAAGAGGAAGAAAAAATGAGAAAGAAGGATGAGCCATATAAGGGAATGAAAGAAAAATACATAAACATTACGCTTATGGGAAGGGCAAAAGAGAAAAGAACAGAACATTACTGGCGGGACACACCGGGAAAAAGGACACAGGACATTCAGTACAGATATATGTGGTATAACAGCAATGGAGCAAAAAAATTCATGGCAGTCTGCAGAAACGGACGGGTCAGCAGTGTAGTGGAATTTGTTTCATCCACAACATCCGGGAAAAAAACTTACCGTGGAAATACCAGCAGGAATAATGACAGAAAAGATATGTACGATGTGCAGGATTATGATGATCCGGAAGATTTTTATTATGATCATGCAGATGAGTTTGATGATATCCAGGATGCGGAAGATTACTGGGAGGAAGCACAGTAGGAGATATGGCATTTTGAGATTCTGTACATATACTAGCAGAGAACCAGTGTGCTTTCAGGCACAAAAAGGAGCCTCTGTTTATGAAAAATCATTCTTATATTTCCATGCAGCAGGATATGCCGGATCAGGGACAGCTGCAGGTGACGGTGCTGGACAGTGCCAGTAACCGTCCTGTGGAAAATGCTACAGTGCGGATCTCGTACACAGGAGTCCCGGATAATGTGATCGAAGAAATCCGTACGGATTCCTCCGGAAAAACGCCCATGCTGGAGCTGGCAGCTCCTCCACTGGAATACAGCATGAAACCGGTGGAGCAGCAGCCTTATGCAGAATATACAGTTCGGATCAGTGCAGAGGGTTTTACACCAAAAGAAGTTGCCGGGACAGAAGTTCTTCCCCATTCCATTGCCAGGCAGGGAGCATCCCTTAGCAGACAGCAGGGTAGTGGAGAGGACTATCAGCGGATCGTCATCGGACCCCATACGCTTTTTGGGGAATATCCTCCCAAAAATCCGGAAGCAGAGATCAAGCCGATAAATGAAACCGGAGAGATCGTATTAAACAAAGTGGTGATCCCGGAGTATATCGTAGTCCACGACGGGCCAATAGGGGATACCTCTGCACAGGATTATTATGTAAGATATAAGGATTATATCAAAAACGTGGCCAGCAGTGAGATCTACGCAACTTGGCCGGAGGACACGATACGTGCCAATGTGTAGGTACATAAAGGCTACCCACACTTACTTTTGCTGGATTTTCGGATAAATATCTAAAGTAAAAGAGATGTCATCGCCATTTTTCCATGTATTTTTTGCGTTTTTAGTATAAACAGCCTTTTCTATCAATTCACGGAGAAATCGATTCTTTGTAGAGGTATCCCACGTCCAGTAATTTGCGAGAAGATCCTCGCACTTGGGAATAAAAGAGGAACGTTGAAACTGAAGTTCCTGTTCATGTTCAATTTCTTGCTTCAGAGAAAGAATTACTGCATCGCAGGCAGACAGCTCGGCAGCAGTAGCACGGGAGCGTTCAAGAAATTCTTCCGTGGAGTAAATTCCCTGTTCAAGAAGATCGTACTGCCTTTGTTTCCTTTTCTTTAAAATATCAATTTCTTTTAATTTTCCTTGAATCATTTTTTCTCTTTCAGAAATAGAAAGAGAATACTCCTGATCGGAAACACTGTTATTTAGTCTGTAGCCATCTACAAGCTCTTGGATTCCGTCAAGAAGAGCTTTTTCAACAAGAGGAAGCTTGCTGCTTATATTGCTACAAGAACTGTATGGGCACCGGATCAGATCACCCTGTCTTCCGTTAGGGGATTTACGAGTCATAACATGATCACATTTTCCACAACGAACAATACCGGCAAGAGGGTTACGAAGAACATGCAAAGAGTTAAGCGGCCGTGCAGGATTTTTGTTTACGATATCTTGAGCTTGCTGAAAGAGTTCCCTTGATACAATAGCAGGATGCCTGCCTTTGACAAGAATATAATCCTGAGCGAAAGGACGGGAGATAGTTATTTGCCCATCCTTTATATGCTTTACTGCTTTCCGACTGTTCCATCGTATCATTCCTTCATATACTGGATTTCTGAGAATTGCCTGCACACGAGAAATGGTCCATAGGCCACCATCCATGGTCTTGACTCCGGAATCATTTAATTTACGGCAGATCTTAGCCATTCCAATTCGTTCGCCGGATACTCCATGGACATATAAATTGAATATAAGCTTGACAATCTCTGCCTGGTCAGGAACAGGCTGCAGTGTCCATCCTTTTTCACCAACAAGTTTTACACGGGAATATCCATAAGGCGGCTTACTGCCGCAATATTTTCCTTCTTTTGCGGAAGATTCGCGACCCGCAGTGAGACGGCGGCGAATGGTCTTGTATTCACGCCGGGACATAAAAAGTCCGAATTCAAAATACTCTTCGTCGTATTCGTTGTTTGGATCGTAAGTTTTAAGTGGAGTAATGATTAATGTGTTGGAGTATTGAAAAGATCTGGCAACAACACCCTGGTCAATGGTATCGCCTCTGGCCAGACGTTCCACTTCAACAACAAGGACGCCATCCCACATACCTGATTCAACTTCCCGAAGAAGTTGCTGCATAACAGGTCTGGCAGAAATCGTCTCACCGGATACGATCTCTTTATAGATTGCTCCTACATTATAGCCCCGCTTTTTGGCAAGATCCAACAGAATCCGTTCATGACGGGCAAGAGTTTCACCTTCACCCCTGGCTTCAGCCTCTCGATCAGCACGGGACTTACGCAGGTAGATACATACATTTAAAAGTTCCATAATATCACCTCGGTTTAAAATATATAAAATGGGTACAAAAATAACGACCACACAAATGTTCTGATTGTGCAGCCGCTCCGAAGATGATACAATATTTTTGCGAATGAGGTATCTCTTCGGAGATCCACCACCGTCCCGGTATTGGCGTACTGGGGCGGTTTTTTATTTATTTTGATTCAGATTCAATTAAAGATAAAGTTTGTCGATATTCTTTTGCAACGGGAACTTTTGTAAAGTTTGCAATGTCATTAAAGTTATCATGAACAACCTTTTCAATCTCATCAAGAGATACATGGAAAAATTCTTTTCGAAGATTTACACGGTTGACGCTTTGTTTTTCAAAGTGTTTATGTAAGAGAGTTTCCAATTCCGGTGCATTTTCAGAAAAAATCATAGCATGTACATCAAATTCAAATGGAACCGAAGCACTGCTGAGCTCCTTTATTCTATCCATGGGTTCGAGACGGCGTGTCATTCCAATTTTATAAATATCTTCTCCGAATGAACCAATATTTGAAATAACATACACAAATCCGGCTTTTGCATTCGCTTCTCTGTCCAGTACATTTTTCTTATCGTCCTCTAAATCTCGTAATTTATCTTCAAGTTCTTTGATTTTATCAATGTACAATTGTTTTTCAACATCACTGGAAGTTTTTTGCATATATGCCATAAGTTTTTTTACTTCGTTATTAAATTGATTACAGTCCTTATCAATTTTAGCTTTCTGACGTTCAATTTCACGGCGTACCTTTTCTTCCTCTATCATCTGCTCTTTAATAGCTTTTTGCCGTTCTTTTTCTTGCTGTTGCTTTAACTGAAAAGTATATGTTAAATTGAGTTCTTCTAATTTTATCTCAAGTAGCTTAGAATTTAAAACAACGCCATCGATTTCAAAAATCTTATTGAGACTCTCAAAAGATTTTGCTACCTTGGATCGTACAGAATCAATATTTTTGACAGACAAATTTAATAATAAATTTGTACACTCAGCCTGAAAACACCGCAAAATCTGTTTTTTGTTATCATTAGTAGCTTTCCTCGAACTTGAAAATGAAATATCAAAAGCATTGCCGGACTTTATTAATTCTTGTTCTTCATTCTTTAAAATGACAAGCTTACTTTTACAATCTTCCGAGAAAAGTCCATCATATTCAGCAAAATTATAGTGATCTACAAGAACCGTAGCAGTTAACTGGTCAGATTCCTGGGATAAGTTACTTATTTCTTGTTTTAACAGGTCTATTTGTTGAGTGTACTCTGTTTCTTTAAGGGATAACTTATTCCAATTTGCTTTATACTGATTCTCCAAAGAGGATTCTTTTTCGTGATATTCATCATCTAACTGTTCCTGCTTATCGGAAAAATCTTTCTCCAACTCTATTTGCTTATTGGAAAAATCTTCTTCAAGTTTGTTTGTTTTTGCAACTATTTCATCATATGTACC